CGAGCACGGCGAGGGGACCGCCAAAGTCATGATTACCTACGGCACCGACCACAACTGCGAATTCGGCGTCCGCTGTCCTGGCGGCCACTTCCGATTCTATTGGCAACCCGACGTCCGCTTGATCGGCAACCCCATGGACGGCAACGGCCTCGACCTCGACCTCCCGAAAGAATGGAAGCTGCCAACTGACTCCTGACGACTGCCAACTTCCATGCTCTTCACCGACCACCCGATCCATCGCGCCCCCGAAATCCTCGGCCGCGACCCCGCCGGCAACGTCCTCGTCCGCTTCGACGACGGCGTCCGCCGCATGACCCCGGATCAGCTCGTCGAATTCCACAAACTCTTCGAAGAGCGCATCCGCCTCGAGATCGAAGATCCTTACCGCTACGGCGCCGTCCTGCCCGTTTGGTCCACGGCCGACCGCCAATTCGCCGAACTCCGCGAGCAATTCCCCAAAGGCGTCACCGAGCTCCTCATCCTCGGCGGCAACCGCGCCAGCAAATCCCGCTACCTCGCCCGCCGCGCCGTGCAGATCCTGGTCAATACCCCCGGCGCCAAAGTCTGGTGCCTGCAATCCACCGAAGCCTCCAGCATCCAGAACCAGCAACCCTACATTTGGGAATACCTGCCCGCCGAATGGAAACCCGCCGCCTCCGGCAAGCTCCGCAAAGGCGTCGTCACGAACATCACCTACTCGCAGAAAGGCGGATTCACCGAAAACTCCTTCGTCCTCCCGAACGGCAGCCAGTGCTGGTTCAAATTTTACTCCATGGACGTCAAAGCCGTAGAAGGCGCCGAATTAACCTACTGCTGGGCCGACGAACTCGTCAGTCCCGAGTGGATCGAAGCCCTCCGCTTCCGCCTCATCACCCGCAACGGCGAACTCGCCGTCGGCTTCACGCCCGTCCTCGGCTACACCGACACCGTCGCCGAATACCTCGCCGGCGCCATCACCCTCGAAGATACCGAAGCCGAGCTCGTCCTCGACATCAAAGGCCGCCCCATCCGCGTCCCCCGCGTCCAGCAATGCGCCAAGCCCACCGCCCGCGTCGTCTACTTCCACACTGCCGACAACCCCTTCGGCAACTACGAAGCGATGAAGACCGAGCTCATCAAGTCCCCCAAAGACCGCATCCTCATGCGAGCCTACGGCGTCCCCACGAAAAAGGCCGCCAACATGTTCGTCAACTTCAACACCAACATCCACGTCATCCCCCCCGACCGCGTGCCGAAACGCGGCGTCAACTATCAAGTCGTCGACCCGTGCTCCGGCCGCAACTGGTTCATGATTTGGGCGCGATTCGACGCCGCCGGCCGCTGCTTCGTTTATGACGAATGGCCCAGCCAAGTCCGCGAAGTCCCCGGCGTCGGCCTCCCCGGCCCCTGGGCCGTCCCCGGCGGCAACAACCCCGACGGCATTGCCGGCGACGCCCAGCGCAGCTTCGGCTTCGGGTTAAGCCACTACAAACTCGAGATCGAAAACATCGAAACCCGCCACGCCCGCGACGCCGAAGACTTCGTCATCTTCGAGCGCATCATGGACAGCCGGTATGGCAACGCCGCCACCGTCGCCAGGGAAGGGGCGACAACCTTGATCGAAGAATGCGCCGAGATCGGCCTCCACTTCACCGCCGCCCCGGGGGACGGCATCGCCGAAGGCGTCACCATGATTATTAACTGGCTGTCTTACGACGACAGCAAACCCATCGACGCCCTCAACCAGCCGACCCTCTACGTCACGAGCAACTGCAAAAACCTCATCTTCGCCCTCAGCCAATATACAGGGACGGGCCCTAAAACCTCCGGAACAAAAGATGCCATCGACGTCCTGAGATACTTAGTCCTCAGCGGCGCCAGCTACCACGACAACACCGACCTCAGCTTCGAGCCCCTCGGCAGCTACTGAAATGACCACCGCCGAAATCGAAATGCCTTTTGCCTCGATGGTCACCTTTGATCCCATCTCGCTACCGGAGGCCAATCGCCTGTTGGCGCAATGGGAGCACAAGATGGGCCCGTGCGTTCGCGGCAACGGCCGCAACTGGTCGCATGCCCTTATTCACGAACGCATTCCGGTCGCCGTCACGATTACTTCCGCACTGATCCGCGAAACCGTAGGCGGCGCCAACTTTCTCAACCGCGAGAACTGCATCGAGCTCTCCCGCCTCTGCGCCGTGCGGCCGGGTCTGTGCCGCGTCGCTCTGCGCCTCTGGCGAGAATTCGTCTTCCCGCATCTCGGCTACGAATACGCCATCAGCTACCAAGACGCCGACATCCACAACGGCAACACCTACCGCTTCGACGGCTGGCAACGCATCTCTCGGGCTCGATCCGGACCAGACACCCGCAGCAAACGCCCCGGCCGCGACAAATATGTCTGGCTCTGGCCAAACCTTCCCACCTCCTAATCTCCAATCCCTCAACTCTCAACCCTCAACCCTCAACTCGCTTATGCGCAAACAAATCCTCAAACGCCGCGACGTCATGGACCTGCTCGGGCTCGATCCAGACGACGTCAACACCTACCGCAAATACCTCAAAACCGGACTGCTCAAACCCGTCCGGCTCAAAGGCATCAAATACCGCCGCTTTCGACGCATCGACGTCCTGCAAGCGTTCGGCCTCCCCGAACCCACGCTATGACCTCTGGATCTCGTCACTCGTCACAAGTCACTCGCCACTTCTTCTAAATCTATGATCGGAAAATCAGCCATGAAATGCAACGCGCCGCAGCGCACGCCCGGCCACGCGACCAAGTCGCACGTGGTCAAGGCCTGCTCCGGTGGCGTCGAGAAAATCATCCGCTTCGGCCAACAAGGCGTGAAGGGATCACCGGCCGGGACCGCCCGGAACAAAGCCTTCAAAGCTCGCCACGCAAAGAACATCGCCAAAGGCAAGATGTCTGCCGCGTATTGGGCCGACAAAGTCAAATGGTAGAAAGGAAAAACATGAAACAAGGACTGTATGCCAACATCAACCGCCGCAAGGCCGCCGGCACCAGCCGCCCGAAATCGAAGAGCACGATCGCCCCGAAGGTCTACTCTCAGATGAAAAACAAACGCGCAGGCTTCAAAGCAAAATGAGCTGGTTCACCCGCAAAATCCGCATCGACGTCCCTACGTTGACCGATAAAGAGAAGCGCGGCGCCTTGGCCGTCCCCGAGAGCACGCCTCTCTGGGCGGCCATCATGGCCGTGATCGACGAGCATATCGGTGATGCCCAGGCAATCGTCCGCGCACCGCAAACCGCGCAGCAGCCGAGCCTTCTCGCCCACACCGCCGGCGGCATGGACGCCATCCTCTCCCTCAAGGAAGACCTCGCCGCCCGAAGAATCGACGCCCTCGCCAGCCCGCAAGGATTGTGACCGAGCATCCGGTCATCGTTGCCTACGGTGGCGGCACGAATAGCACCGCCATGCTTTGCGGCTTCCGCGAGCGCGGTATCCGACCCGCGCTGATCTTGTTTGCCGACACCGGCGGCGAGCTCCCGCACACCTACGAGCATCTGCGCGTGATGTCGGACAAATGCCAAGAGTGGTTTGGCTTGCCGATTGAAACGGTGTTCAAGACCTACAAGGGCGAGTTTGAAGGACTGGAAGGCGAGTGCAAGCGCCGCCAACAACTTCCGAGCCTTGCCTACGGCTACAAAGCCTGCTCGTTGAAATACAAACAGGAGCCGCAGCGCAAGCGCATCCGGAAATGGATGGACGTCAACGACTGCAAGACCGTGACGCAGGCGGTTGGCTTTGACTTCGCCGAGGGCCACCGCGCCACCTATGTCGCCAGCAACGACTTGGGGAAGGGGCGCAGCGCGGTCAACTGGTTCCCGCTGATTGAGTGGCAATGGGCCAGGAAGGAATGCGCCGAAGCCATCGAGCGCCACGGTCTCCCGCAAGCAGGCAAATCATCCTGCTTCTTCTGCCCTGCCATGAAGCTCCGCGAAATCCTGCGGCTGCGCGATCAGGCGCCGGAATACTACGAACGGGCGGTCGCGCTGGAAGAGAACGTCAAGGTCAAGGGACCGAAGCAGGGATTGGCGTTTGGCGTCAAATGGTCAGAGGTAGTCAAAGCGGACGACGATCAACTCAAGCTGTTCGACTGGCTCGACAAGCACGACCCGCATCATGTCCCGTGCGGCTGTTACGACGGCTGACTCGTCACTTGTCACTCGTCACAGAATCGCGCAAAGCGCGATTAATTGCGGTGCTTTGCAGTGGATTGCGGTGCTTTGCTGCCGCAACGACTGGCAATTCATCAGCCGCCCCCGCATTGCTCCCCCCGCATGGAAAGGCAACGCGTCAAAAACAAGTCAAAGCATGGCGTCGCCACTGCTCTCCGGATCTATTCCACGGACGGCCCCGCTCCTTCATCTATGCACCGGGAAATCGCGCAGGTAAGCGGTCACATTCAAC